TCAAAAACAAATATCAATAAAAGAATAATAATTCTTACTGCTTTGTCCACACTTTCCTTTGTAGACTCTCCGTAAAATAATTCTGAGATATATTTAATAGGACCTAGTTCTGCATCTAAGTCTGCAATCTCTCTACGTAATGGTAAAAGTTCTAAGTTTAAGGCATCTATGTTTGCTACTGCCTCATCTATTTGTTTGTTTAATTCTAAACGTTCTTGTCGCTGTGTCCTGTTTACATAGTTTTTATCTTTACCCAATGATGTAGCAAGAGTGTCATCTAAACCTGCTATTCTAGTTTGAGCATTTCTTAATTTACTTGTCTCTGCATCTAATCTAAACTCTATAACTTCTATGTTTAAGTCTTTATTTACACCCACGGACTCTTGGTCAATGTGAGCTCTTGATAAAAAGCCAAAGATACCTATTGATGTAATAAGAGAAAGAACTAATACTGCTGGCACAAAATACAGTTTCATCAATGTGCCCGTTGTTTTCCAATACCTATACAACCATGATGCCGTTACAAGTTTTGCTACTTCTAATGCTATACCCATGCTTAGAATAGACATGGCAGCTGCCGGGAATATTGTAATTAATCCGACAATAGAAAAATAGGCAGCAACTGAACTTACTGCTAATGCTGAAAATATTAATAATAGAATGAATGTCATATAACTATTTATGCCCTCGGAGACCACTTTATAGGCTCAAAGTCTGCTAATGGTTCCTTATTTAATCTGATATTTAACATAGAATTTAAACATTTAGGGTCTTTACGTTGTTGCCATTGTAATAAGAACTCCTGCATCTTAGCCCAACCTTTTCTATCGAACTCCGCTATTGTTTCCTTTTCAAGCTCACCCTCGTATTCTTTTACGTATTTAGAACTGCCATAATATTTTTCATATAATCTTTCTGGCTTGCCGGAATATCCTATATAATAATTTCCGTTGGGAAAATATGTGCAGTAAACTCTATGAACTTGAGGTTCCTTTTTCTTCCTTTTCCTTGCCATAATCACTTCCTATAATATCGTTATCACTCCACATTCTTTCAAATGCTTCATCTTTATTTATAGGTTTGATTTTAGGCTTATCCCCGAACTTCTTTTTGAGTCCTTTTGATTCTTTAGTCTTCTTCATCTGTTGAATCAAAACTAAGTTCCTCGCTGTGTTCTAGTTCCTCACCGCAAAAGGCACAATGTTTTGGTATATAGAAATCAGTTAAATCCTCAAAGGTGATTGTATAGACAGCCTCACAGTGCGTGCATTCTATTTTTCCTTCTTTTTCTATGCCCATATATCACCCCAATCCCCTGTAGTAGCACCTCTAGCATAATCGGTTGCTCTATTTTCAAAAAAGTTAGTATGAGTAGGAGCATTAATCATTTCCTCAACCCATAGTAACGGATTCTTTTTCACTTTAAATATACCCTTTAGGCCTAAACTAATAAGACGTCTATCGCAAATATATCTAATATATTTTTTAACATCCTCAGAAGTTAAATTTTCCATTGGACCCATAGCAAATGCTAGGTCAATAAATTTATCTTCGAGCTCTACCATTTGTTCTGCAATAGTGTAGATGTCTCCCTTAGTTTTATCATTCCATATTTCTAAGTTTTCGTTGACATATTCTCTAAACAATTTAATCATAGACTCAGCATGCATTGTTTCGTCAACAATAGACCATGTAACAATTTGTCCCATGCCTTTCATCTTGCCATGTCTTGGGAAGTTTAGTAGCATAATAAAGGAACTAAATAACTGCATTCCCTCAGTAAATGCTGAAAAGGCTGCTATGTTTGTAGCAATAGATGCCTTAGTCCCATTCTTACTGCTAAGGTCAAGAAAGTATTCATGTTTATCTTTCATCGCATCATACTCTAAAAACTCATTGTAGGTGCTCTCAGGCATTCCTAAAGTCTCTATGAGGTGAGAATAGGCTGCTACGTGTAGTGCCTCTCTAGCTGCAAATCCAGATAACATCATACGAATTTCTGGTTGTGGGAAGTAAGGTAAATAATTTTTTACATACCCTCCTGCAACATCTATATCTCCTTGTGTAAAGAATCTAAAAATATTTGTTAGGAACCCTTGTTCTGCTTTTGTTATTTTATTGTTCCAATCTTTTACATCCTCAGCCATAGGAACTTCTGTATGAAGCCAATGTGATTGCTCGTGTTTTAACCAAGCATCATACGCCCAGGCATAATTGAATGGTTTAAAATAATCTCGTTCATCCTGTAATTTTAATTTTGTATTCATTTTCTTTTATCCTTCGCATGCAATACAATCATCATTATTAACGAGTGCACTCATGTCTATTTCTTTAATTACTTCTCTTTCTATACGTTTAGAAACTTTATCTGCTTTTCCTAGTTTCTCTGAACGACAATAATATAATGTTTTTAATTCTGCTTTCCAAGCTTTAAAATGGACAGCATGAATGTATTTAATATTTGCATCCGGTCTAAAAAATAAATTTAAACTTTGTGCTTGGTCTATGTATTGCTGTCTGTCGGCAGCGTGTTGAATTAACCAACGTTGGTCTATTTCCATAGATGTTTTAAATACATCTTTCTCATCATCTGATAAAAAATCTAAGTGTTGAACCGAACCATCATTAGCTATTATTGACGACCAAGTTTCATCATAATCCAATTTTTTATTACCATCGACTTTGCTTTTAATAAGGTCATCCAAATATCTATTCTTATTGAGATACGCTCCACTAAGCGTGTCTTGTCTATAGGCATTAGCTCTATAAGGCTCAATACTAGGGCTAGTGTTTCCCATAATAATACTACTAGAAGCATTGGGAGCAATAGCCATGACGTGGCTAAATCTTTGACCTGTGCCTTTAGCGTCTGGCGCCTCTCCTCTTTCTTTTCCGAGTTCAATGTTTGCATCATTTAATTTACTCCTGATAAGTTTGAACATACGTTCGTTTGTTCCTTGAGCTATAATACCTTCCCATGGAATACCTTTTCTTTGTAGGTAAGCATGAAAACCTAAAGCCCCTACACCTATACTTCTTTCACGTTTTGCAGAATATATAGCTCTGCCTACAGTTTTAGGAGCATTTTTTATAAAAAACTCTAATACATTGTCTAACATTTCTGCCATGTCTTTTAGGAACATTGGGTCCTTAGACCATGCATCATAGTATTCTAAATTCACAGATGATAAACAACATACAGCTGTTCTATCCTTATTTGTCGGTAATATAATTTCAGAACATAAATTAGACTGATGTATTTTTAATCCTAATTTCTTTTGAAACTCAGGTAAATGTTTATTACTTGTATCAATAAAATGAATATACGGTTCACCTGTCTCCATTCTTAGTTCTAAAATCTTTTGCCATAATTTTTTAGCAGAAACTGTATCTTTAATTAATCCAGAGTTAGGGTCAATTAAATTCCAACCATCATCTGCATCTGGGTCTATCATACATCTTTCAATGATTTCCATGAACCTATCACTAATATTAATACCGTGATGTAAGTTTAATGCTCTCATGTTCGGGTCGCCTGTTGGCTTTCTCATTTCCAAAAACATAAGAACATCTGGATGTGATATATCCAAGTAGGCAGCGTATGACCCACGTCTTGTTTTACCTTGTCTATATGCTAAAGAACTTGCATCATATGTTTTTAAATGTGGCATAACTCCTGTAGACTTAGCATCGCTTGAACGTATACCAAACCCAATACCTACACCACCACCTAACATACTTAACCAATTAGTTTCTGATAAATTTTCTACAAGTCCTTCTGATGTATCATTTATATAGTTTAAAAAACATGAGATGGGCATACCCCTTTTACTTTTACCATATGATAGTATGGGTGTAGAATATGATAGCCAATGTTTACTACTATACTCATATAGTCTTTGTGCATGTTCTGGGTTAGAACCAAATGCTTTACTTACATAAGCAAATCTTTCTTGAGGACTTGTTTCCTCGTCTCGCATATAACTTTCTTTTAGTCTTTGTAACCCCAATTTGTCGAATAGATTATCTCTAGACAGATCGATTTTAATACCGTTGTATTCCTTCATAATTATTTAAATGTTTGTTTGTTTTTTAATGTATAAATCTGCCATTTCTTGACTCAAGAACATGCGTTCTTCAATAATGGCATTAGTTTCTGCATTGTAGGCTACTACACGAAAATGAGTTTGATTATTTTCAAAATGCACGGGCCACGAATTAAATCTTTTAGAGATTGTTGGGGCCGGAGTAGGAGCAGGTGTCGGGGCAGGAGTAGGAGCAGGTGTCGGCGCTGGAGTAGGAGCAGGTGTTGGGGCCGGAGCCTTTTTAGCAATAGCTTCGGCAGCTATTTGTTTATTCTGAACATTTAATATGCTATTTACCATTTCTTTCTTTAGCATAGACATATCAAGCACAAGGCCAAAATCACCTTTTGCTAATGTTACTAGTTTTGCTTTTGTATTTTTATTTAAATCTTTTTCACTAATCATTTAACATTTTCTCCATGCTGATAGTTTCATTTTTGCCGTTAAATTTATAAAAGTATTGACTTCAATTATGTTCTGTATTTCACCAATATCCATACCAGATAATACCATATCGTTAATGTCTTTACCTTCTATAGACTCAGGCCAAATACATATTCCATAACCTAAATCAATGTATTTTTCCATCAATTTAACTATCTCTTTATTCTTCGGTTGATTGTCAAAAACAATCGTAACATTGCCCTTAGGTAGTTGTAGATGCTCTATTTTGTTAAAACTAGTTCCAGCACAGGCTATGGCATTAGTTAAAAATAGACTGTCCAGAGGCCCTTCTACTACAGTCATAGGGCTATTTGTGTCTATTGTGTCTAAGCCAAATACTGTAGGGGCATCTTCATCTATTTTTAATTGTATGTAGCGAAGTGCTTCATCTCTCATACCTCTAAGAGACAACCCAGTTAGTTCTTTATCCTTATTATAAAAGGGTATAACCAATCTAGGTTCATTGGTAAGAATGCTATTTCTGTATTTATTATTTAATAAAACAGCATCCTTAATATCATTTATAAAAAATAATCTGTTGAACCTATCTTCAGGTATTTTCCTAGATTTAGCATACATTACTGCTTCATTATCTGCAGGCAACATATCTAAACGGACACAAATATCTTCTAACTTGTTATCTGTTTTAGTTTTAAATTGAGGTTTAAAATCAGGTAAAGCGTCTTTTACAGTCTTTTTATTACGTGTATCTGAATAGCCTGAACTATTTGCATACCTTTCCAATGCGTATTCTTTATATAGTAAGCTATCCATATCTTTTAACATACTTCCAAAATGGGCGCCATGTGAACAGTTATGACATTTATACATCATTGAGTTTTCTTTCTTATAAAAGTAACCTCGCATTTTACGTTTGTTCTTTTGCGAGTCACCACAGACAGGACAACGCACATTAAATGTGTAATCATCCTTTCTTTTGAAAATCTCAAAACGATGTGAAATCATCTGAAGGTATTTAACGTCGATATATAGACTCATACCAAGCATTATATAGGGTTTAGATTATTTTGTCAAGACATTAAGGACATCAAAAAGTCCATATTTCCGAATAATACTCCGAGAATTGAAGCTGCCCCTAAAATAAACCATTGTCTTTTTTCTAGGTCAGCCATTTTTTGCTCTAGTTTCCAACGAGCCTCATCCTGTTTTAAATCTTTTTGTTCGATATGAACTTTTAAATCACCAATAGCATTCATAATTTTATCAACTTGAGCATGAGCTTCTTTTTGAGCCTCACGCTGCCCGGTTGTTATTCTACTATGCAGTTCTTTCATATCTTCGTTGAGCTCCAGTCTTCGCTTTTCTACCAAATGAAATAAATCTTCCGTATCTTGTTCCGTTTGAGCAATCTTCTGCTCATGAACGGCTAACATTTTATTAATGCAATTAGAAACATCTGATATCTTTTCAATAGCAGAGTCGAGTTTAGAAAAGACTTCTCTAGTAGAAGTAATTTCCTTTTCTAGTAATGCGACTTGTGTTTCTAATTCTTTAGCCATGATGTTTTATTTTTTAACTGCTGGTTTGCGACCTCTTCGCTTTTTACCTGTAGCTGCAGATGCTACTTGTTTGGCTTGTTTGCCAACATTTTTAACTGCTTTACCGACATCGTCGATTTCTTTTTTAACAGCTTTTGCTCTTTTTACAGTTGCTTTTTTAACAGCTTTTCCTGCATCAACAGCATCCTTTTGGTCAACCTTTCCGTCTTTATTAAAGTCAAAAAAGGCTTTTAATTTTTCCAATAAACTTTGTAACATAATATGCCTCCAATAGTATAGTTTATTATTTACGTAATGATTATTTATGTATTTTCATTATTAGAATTAGGTTCTATTTCACCTTTTCCTAAAATAAAATTTGTTGGCGGTTGCCAGCTTCCGTTGTATTTATATTGATTGGGATATGGTTTAAAAGGTTTGACGTCTTCCATAGTAATTACTTCCCTTGGATATTTTTCATATATCTTTTGTATATAATTATGCCCATCTAATAACCTTCTATACCCATTTAATAAAGCTATATCAGTTATTTCTTTTGTGTAATTAACCCTAGTATCATCAAAAGAACTCATGTCCTTAAATCCTGCCATCCATTTGTCTGGGTTTTGAAATGCTTTACTAACTGCCTGTCGTTTGGCTACTGTATAACTTACAACTTGTTCTAATGTATTTCTTCTATGTGAATATATGATTTTATCTGAAAACTTACAAAATTTAAGACATATATCAAGTATTTCATTTGAGTTTAAATGAAATCCTCTTTCTAATTGTGTTGGATGTAATTTAGCAATAACATTATTTTCACCACGGGCAAAGGTGTTAAATTTTTCATCTATATACTCGTCTATGTTTTGCGCTCCAAATCCAGAAAAAAGTTCACCCATGCTTCCGAGATTGTGTTCTTCTTTTAATTTGTTAAGGAGTGTCCAACTTCCTGTGCGAAAGTTGCCTACTATTAGGATTTTCATTATTTATTTAGAGTTACGTCTTATGACCGTTCCGCCTTTCTTTTGTATTTCTTTTTGTTTCTTTTTAGATACACCAGGCTCGCCTTGAGGGCCAACACCTAAACCTGCAATAGCACCTCCGCCTACACCCATCATTTCATCTAAGTCTTGTATGTAGTTTTTAAATGATATTAGATTGTGATTTTCTAATAGTCTAGCTTGTTCTTGAACTTTAGGGTCTGTTTCAAATAATTCGATTAAAGTTTCAATTGGTGTGTCCTCATCTATCTCTTTATATTCTCTTAAAATAGAAAGTGCAGCTGCGAAAGTTAAAAGTCTTTTAGCGTTCATATCGCTAGACCTTGTTAATGCTTTTTGTATTTTAAATACGAAACGTTGAAGTAAGCTGTATGCTTCTAACTCTTGATTTGTTTGTGGTTCTTTTATTTTCTTGGCGTCTTTATCTACTAGGCCCAATTTATAGGCATCTGATTGAACAATCGGCGTGGAAAGTAATCGCAATATGCGATATACTACTACGGAGTCTACAAATCTTGACATTTAAATTTCCCTAAGTTTATCCAATACCTTTCCATCTAATGGAATGTTAAAATATTCCGACTTTGTTGGCTTTGCTATCTCGTCCAACGGCACCCTTTTTAAATAAACTAAAAAGGACTTTAATATTGCCCAATACTTTTCCTCAATTTGATAGAAAAGTAAGCGTGTCGCAGAGTTCCCGAACACATTATATAGCACTACTAGATGATTAAGTATTAGCCTTTCGCTTAATACACCGTTTTTCGCATATCTGCCAAACAATCTTTTTAGATACTTAAACCGTTTTAAGTCTTGTTCTAAATCATCCATGCCTTCGCATTCTGGATTGTTATAATTCTTTATAGCATATATGAGAAAGTTATTCTCATTTATTTCAATCATACATTATTTAGTTAGTAACAGTAGCAGTTCCTCCAATCATAAACCACTTACCGTTGGCACATAGTAAAGTAGCAGTGTGACCTGCCTCCGTAAATCTAATAAGGTCGTGCTGAACATCAGAATCATCTAAGTCTACTGTATATCCACCTGTATTACTTGTCATAATAATAATTTTAATTTGACCTTCAGTTCCTGTTCCAATACTCAAAGTCCCACCTGATGATAGGTTATTAAGATAAGTAATGTTAGTTGTTATACTAACAGAACCCAATGATGTCATTGTATCTACATCGCCTATTGTAACTTTATCTGTAAAAGCTACAGGGGTAGGAACCGTAGCTAAAAGATTAGCAAAAGTTATTTTACTACTTGCACCATCTTTAACTAAATAGAGAGTATCAGAAGCAGCTGCTCCCGATACACTCGTTAGTTCACTTAATTTTTGATCAGCCATTGTTAATTACTAATTAACTGTCTGGGAATTCAGCGTCGTCATCTGCTCCACCAGCTGCCTCATATTCAGCATCTGTTGAAGGTTGTGCCATAGCTACTAGAGTTTCGTAAAGTTTTCTAGAACCTACAGTTTTAACGTGGACCCAACCAGGTTGTGTAATCCCATTAGTAGCTGCGACTTCGGCCTCGTCTACCATGTAGATATCAGCTGCATCGTAACCAGTTACGACAGGCTTCTGAGTTGTTTTATTCCATGCGGACATTTTTTTCTCCTATTTTATTTTTATTTATACTATAAATTGTTAAGTTGTTTTCTTAATTACAGGTTTAGTTTTAGGTTTCATACCTGGAAGTTCCGGTTGAACAGGTTTCTTTTGCCCCATTCCAGGAAGTTCTGGTTGATATGCCTCATTGTCAGCTTTATGTGATTTGTCTACATTTTTGAAAAACTCTTTGGTTTCTGCATCTGACATTTTGCCTAAATCTTTGCCCTTAAGCATTTTCTTAAATTTGTCTTTGTAAGACTCCGGCATATTATCGCCTTTCATCTTTTTAAGTTTGTCCATTGACTTAGAAAGTTCTTTATTACCTTTCTTTAATGTGTCTTTTAATTCAGGACTAATAGCCTTTGGTTTAGATACTTTATATTTAATATCCATTTCAGATAGACTTTTAAGAACATTTGAATATTCTGTTTCGTTCTTTAAGTTAGGCATCTTTTTTCTCATATGAGGTTGTTGTCTAATTGCCTCAGGTTGTCCGAAATCTTTTGAGGAAAGTTGCTTTTTAACTTTAGCTCCCTTCTTCTTAATTTTCATTCGCATACCTTTGTCTACTACTTGTTGTTCTATTACTTCAAGCGTTTTTGATATTAATGTGTTTTCCACTTGTGTCTCCTCTTTTTTTTCTGCATCTAGTTTAGCAGCGATTGCCATTTCTCGTTTTTTATCTTTAGACTTGCCTTTAAATTGTGGCGCATCTGATTTTTGAAAATCTTTAATTACTTCTCCCATGTCGGCTTTTTTCATGTCCATAACTTCTTTCATATCTTTTTTGCCGTGTGTTTTACATGGTGTTTCTCCACACCCACAATTTTTTGCCTCTTCAACTTCTTTAGTTTTAGGGTCATCATGTGTATAGCCTTTCTTCTTTAATTTATCATGGTCTTTTTTATCTTTTGCCATTTTAACTTCATCACCTTTGAACATTTTATGAGGTTTTACTTCCTCCATTAATTCGTTTAATGGAATTTCAGTAGTTTCTATCTCTAACTCATCTGCTTCCTCAGTTTGATACCGTGTTTTTTGTGTATGCATTCTAGTTCTTTGAAAAACTGTATCATCACCTGTTACCATAGCCATCATCTTTTGCATGACATTATTAACAGCGGCTCTTTCAGTTGGATTTAATGTTTGTCCACTTTGAAGTTTTTGTAATCCTCGATGTATCATAGGTAAAGACGCTGTCGGTGCCATTCCTTGTCTTACAAGTTGGTCCAAGCGTTTCATGTCTGGAGACATTTCTCCTAACATTATTCTTTTAATTGAATCTATTTCTGACATATTATTTACTTAATTGTTTGTATAAGAGTATTTATAACTCTAAACCACTCTATTTAACAATTTTCCATAATTCTCTGAATAAACAGAAACGTTCCTCGCCTTTATCTGTTTTATAAACAAATTGTGATGATAATATTTCTATTACTTCACCTTGAAATGCTCCGTTCAAACGACAAAAATGTTCTATTTTGTCTCCTACTTCTGGTCTTTTCATATTTGTCCGTTTACTCTTAGCCCTGTTAATTTTTCATAGTAGCCATTCTTTATTATTAGTTTTGTTGCTAATACTAGTGGGTGAAATATACTATACGGGCATTCATTATGTATACGTAATTTCACCTGATGCATATGAACACCGAATCCCATGTTATCCGATGCTTCTTTTACAACTTCATCTAATGGTAGTTCTGGTTTATAAGGTGTAAAAAGTTTTCTCCTATCAAACTTTCCTATTTCTTCTAAATGACTTAATCCCATATATTGTTTTACATCCTTAGGGTCTAAGTTACATATCTCTTCTTTTAATCTATTGTATATACGATATGCTTCTTGTTTTCTTTCTTCATTAGGCATTTCACAATCATGATTATGATACCACGTTTCAGTTTTAAGGCTATAAACTCCTATTCTAGTAGCATGAACAAAGGCATCTTTAGGAACTACCGAATACTCAAGACGTAAGCCTCTAAACATAATAGTTTCTCTGGGGTTTGGTAAACAAGGTAAAGGCCGTTCAGCCAAAAAGGCTATATCTAAATCTGAATGTTCGTGATAGTAATAAGTAGAACGTGAACCTGAAATAACAACGTCTGGAAAGTTATTGTAACAACCTGGTTGTATTTCCTCAAAAAGAGATAAAAGTTCTTCCTTTACGTCAGGTTTTAAAGTGTTATTTTCAAATAGTATAGGGTCTAAGTGTTCCTGCTTTTGAACGATATCATCTATTAACAGTTCCATCTACGTCTGGCAGCTTTACCTCTCTCACCTGTCCATCCTCTACTTCTTGCACAAAACGATTTACGTCTATTGGCAGCTTTACTGCCTTTCTTTAATTTACTTGGCGGAGTTGTTACCGCAGTTTTTAACTTACTACCTGGATTAGCTCTTCTATGGGCTGCTACACCTTTAGCTGTAAGTCCAGCACCGTCTTCTGTAGGTCTTTTATGCCCTTTAGCATCATCACCTGTTTTATTAGGTTTATCATCCTCATTCAGTTTTTTATTAAATGCTTTGAATCCTAATCTTTTACCTACGTTGGCTAACCCCTGTGTTCTTTTCTTAACATTCTCAGGTGAAGAATCCTTTTTCATTGATTGTTGTGCAGCCTGTGAATAGTTTGCCATAGTATTAGTGCTTACTTCTTTTATTGGAACACAATTATCTACAGTTTTGCCACCTTTTTTCTTAGTGCCCATACGCTTATAGCCTTTCCAGCATACTTTGCCGTCAACACCTTTTTGTTTTTCTTCTTTTCTAAAGGTGTCCGCAGTTGCTCCTATTTTAGCATGAGGTTGCATAGAAGTTTTGCCTGTTGTTTTATTCTTCTGTGGAGTTTTAAAAAATAGATGTTTCTTTAAAGGTTTTCCTGCACCATCCTTAGGAAATATACCTTTACCTGCCATATCTGTTCTTTGTTTAACTCCTAATTGATTTTCAATTACGTATTCTAGAAATGTTTTCATTTTCTTTTCCCTACTGCTTTAGCCTTCTTAGTCAATTTTGGTCTAAGAGTTGGCTTGTTTTTAATTTTAAATTTCTTAGCTTTATATTTGGAAGCTGAACCGCCTTTTGAAACTCTGAATTTCTTAGCTTTCTGAGACTTCATTGAACCTCTACGTTTTAGACGTTCTACCTCTTTCTTCCTAATTTGTGGTAACATACGAACAGCAATTCTACTTACAATCGGCTCAAAACGTTTAATAAGTTTTTCTAAACGTTGTTTCTCTGATGGTGGGAGATTACTTTTGTCTCTTCCACGTAAGAGCCTTTTATACATAAAGTTTCTTGCTGACCTAGTTGACCTAAGTTTAATCCTATCTGGAGAACTTGACCTTCTTAATGCTCTTGCTCTTGCAACTTTTAATTTTTGTCTGTTACGTCTAGCTGCGAACCTTCTTTTAATACGTCCTTGAATAGTTAGGACTTCTGTGATGTTTAAGTCGTCATAAACATCTAAAGCACCGTCATTGTTATAGTCGTCATCTTCAAATTCATCTTCTGAATAACCACCTAATGATAAGAAGTCTTCCAAATCCATACCATCAACTTCTTTTTCCATTTCAAGTATGTCTTGTTCTGTAAAGCCATGCTCTTCTATTTGGCTAATGTAATCTAATAGTTCTTTATCTAGTCCTTCTATTAAGTCTTCGTCATAGTTTACATCGTCAACCCACGCAACCTTTTTGGCTCTTAATGCTTGCTTTAATCCATGAGACATATTTCTATTCATTTTGGCATGAAATGCTTGTGTTTTATTAAGGGGTGTTTTAGGATTGTATTTACGACCAGCAACTTTAACCTTTTGTCTAACAACTTTGCTTGGGTTTGCTAAACTTTTTATTGTGTCCTTAATTGCTCCTGAGATATCTTCTTCTACTGGAACCTTTACTGGTTCAGGTTTTTGATTAAACTTAGAACTTTGACCTGGAGTAAGTTTTTTATAATACTCCGTTCCTTTTGCGGTGCCCCATTCATGCCCGCCCGGCTTAGCGCTGTATTGAGCGTCCTCAACAACGTTCTTGCCCCCACCCCTATTTGTGTTGTCTTGTATATCTATCTTTTTAAAAGTTTTGTTTTTCTCTTTATCCTTTCTCAATTTTTTCTGATTGGTAGATAAATTCTTTTTTATCTTTGGTAAAGTTAGTCCTTTTAGTGTGTCTAATTCTTCATTCTTTTTAGACATTCTATCAAATATACCACCTGGAGTGGGTTTTAAGGGATTTTGGCTGGCTCTCCTTTTATGGTCGGCAGCGTATGCATCAGCCCCTTTTTGTAAATTCTTTTTAGCTGTGGCAACACGACTACGGATTTTATCCATAAACGTTTCCTCACGCAATGAGTCTTTAAATGATTGTAGTCGTTTACTCATACGACTATTTATAAGACTAAACTAATTCAAAATGTGGGGCATCAATAAATGGGCGTTTACCTTCGTTTCTACGCCAATCTACATAAGCGTTCATGGCTTCTTCCATTGTGCCTTCCCACTTAGTAATGTCTGCAACTGTCCAAGCTGCACCCCATCTTATGGGTGTGTTTAGTTCTATAGCTGCCTGTTTCATAGCATCAGCAATATTGTCATATAAAGTAATTTCCCAACTAACTCTGGAGCCCACATAGGCAGCTAAATCTACAGCGTCACCTGTTAAATGTTTGGACTTCATAGTTTTACTTGCACCTCTAGCTACAAGTGCTTCTTGTTCTTCTATTGTTCTTAGTCCTTGAGTTACTCCGAAATCAACTTCTGTAATTTCTATTGCTCTTTCTACAACTGCACGTAATTCAGGCTTGATGCCTTCTAATCTTTCTTTGCTTATGTTACTTAATTTAAACATTTTCTAACCTCGTTAAATAAATTTTCTGATAATGCGTAATCGCTAGGTAAAGCTTTCTTAAAACTTTCGAAGTCATTGTTAATAGCATACTCTCGCATTTGTGTTGCGGATATACCTTCAACGCTATCACCGTCTGGGTCTCTTTGACCTGCGGATACAACCTCTACATTTTTAAATGTAAAGTCTTTACCATTGTATTTATTAAGAACCGAGGCGTAAGTTTCTACACGGTCGCTTCCTGCAACAAATACAACATTATCATACTCTTTATCTAACAAAGCTAGTTGATTGACAAAAGTAGGATTTGTTTTATCTGAACATCTAAAGTTTGTTTCTGGGAACAAGTTATTTAAATGTTCTACTTTTACGTCTTGTGGTAACGGATTCTTTTTGTTGTCCTGTGTATGGGATGCAACAATTACATGGTCAGCATTATTACTTTGTGCGACGTCTTTAATTTTGCTAATCAATTTAGCATGCCCCTTAGTTGGTGGGTTAAATCTGCCATATGTAAATACTACTGTTTTTGCCATTGTTTTTCTCCGTTAAAGTTATTATAACTAAATTCATATCTATTTACAAGTTTTATAGGACCACTTTTACTGATTGCCACATAGCCCTCAGGATTAGTTCTTTGTTCACCTATAAAACAAGCCACGTCATGATTTTTGTTAAGTTTGTTTATTACTTTGTTTTTAGCCGTTGTAATAGCTTTCTGAAACTCTACGACACTCTGTATAGTGTTTACTTCTGCCTGTAGTGCCTTAACTACCTGGTCTCTTTGTTCAGTTAGCTGTGTGCGTGCTTTGACTGTCTTAAGTTTATCTATTTCAATATTATATCTGTTTTTAACATATGTAATATAACTTTTAGCATGTTTTTTAGATGACGGTAATTTTTTGCCATCCATTACGAACTTGTTATTAAATGTTTTTAACTTTGCACCTATAAGTTTACTAGGAAAACTATTTTGTATATTAAGGAATTTAGTAAGTTTAGTTGGTATATTGATATTGTTTGTGTCTACACTAACGAAGCCACCTTTGTAGTTTGCATCTCGTTGCCATACATTTTTAGTTTGTTTTAAGGAATCAATACTAAAGTCAAAGGATGCTGTCATAGTTTCTAATGACTTACCTGTGTATTGTGTATGCCAAACAACTCCTATGTTTTTATCTCTGACTTCAACTTCTTGTAATCTGTAAGTAATTGTATTAGGTTGAAATGTAACATAAGCACTATTTATTCTTTTAATATCATTTTTAGTAAACATGATGTCGCCTTGTATAACTCCTTGTATACCTAACTTTTTAAATTCTGTAAGTGCGACCATAAATTTATCTTTAAGGTCATTAGGCAAGTCCGCCTTTTTAATTTGACCAGGGGTCTTATATAATATAGGAGTTTTATTAAAGACGGACTTTTTAGCAACAAAGAACTTACCATCACTTGGGTCTGTGCCTGCAAAGACAGCTGGGGAGCCGTCATATTTTACAGTAGGAACAAAACCTTTGTTCAACAGTTCAACACTATCTTTAGCACCCTGTGTGCCGAAGTTTAAAACTGTATCTTCTAAATGTTCTAAGTGTAAGTTCTTATTCATACACTTATTATAAGTTCGTTATTTCAAAAAGTCAAGCACTTTTCTTGCTATTATTTTGTGTCCTGTTTCGTTAGGATGATTATCCCCAGAAATAAAGTTTGGATGTGGTATTTCTTTAAATTGTTTAATTTTAAATCCTTGCTCAACCAATCCAGAACTTAAATTGTATTTATTATCTGTTAGCATTTCTGTAAGACTTTGCTCTTTATTCAATGTATGTCGTAGTATAATATCTTCCGCCCAATCCCACAAGTGCAAAGAACCAAAGTTTCTCATAAGAACAACTTTCATGCCTTTTTGTATAGCCTTATTTACAATCGTCATACCGAATAAATTATGGTGATAAGTAAACCACTCTACAGTTTTATCTTCTAAGAATTCGTCATACTTCGTCATACCTTCAAACAATGAAGTGCATTGAGTTTTGCTTTTAATCTCATACCATCTAACATCAGGAGGGGTAACGACAATTAGAGTGTCGCCGACTGAAAAGGAGTTGGAATGTTTTAGAACATCAAATGTAATATGTCCTAATGAGGAGGCAGCTTTACCATAGTTGGCTACTCTTTCACCTGTAAATTTTTGAATCCAGTTACTAAAATTCTTTTCGTTTTTCTTTAGGCCATATCCTTCAGCCCAACTATCACCAAAGACCCAAAACATTAATAGCTTCCGCCGTCTAATTCCTCTTCTTCTAAATTTACAAAAGCACCCTCTTCTTTAAGGCCTTTAATAAATGCATCTGTGTCCTTTTCAAATTGTTCTATCATAAGATGCTTAGCCTGTTTCATATCATATGAAAACCCTAGCTGTTTAGCTGCCTGAACAAGTTTAGCTTTAGGCATCTTATGTAATTCTTCACCTGTCGGTATTGTAACTTCTTCAATAGGAACTGCTGATGTAACTTTTTCTAATACTGAAGGTTTTTGTTTCTTTACTGGTTTCTTCTTTTTAGCCTGGGCAAGTTCTCGTTTAAGATGTTTAATCTCAATTTCTTTTTCCATAATTTCTTTATGTGCTTCATCGAGTCTTCTATTTTGTTCTACTTCCAATTCATTGTAGATTGTAAGAGCAGACGATAAGCTAGACCTATCTTGCATAAGGCCTGAAATTTCGTCTCTTAAAACATCTACTAATTTTTCTAAGTAAAGCCTTTCTGTTCCTGTTGGTATTTTAATATTCATTTTATTCCTTAATGTATGGTGCTGGATGCCGGATTCGAACTGGCCACCTGAGGTTTACAAAACCCCTGCTCTGCCTAATGAGCTAATCCAGCGTTTGTTTATTTATAGTCGTTTACTCGTGGTAATATCTTTGGATAAACCAAAATATAAATTAATTGTTGTAAGTGGTCCCCTTAGTTTCCATTATATAATATTTGTTCTCAGTTAAATATATCTTTTCTAAATTTGTATAGTATCCAACCTATTCCTACTGTATTCCAAATTAAAAATACTAAGAAAGCCCATCCCAGAGCTTCTAAAATCATTAGTCTTCCATTCCAAGGCGCTTCTTTGTTTTTTCTATCGCCGTTCTAGTTCTAACCGTTGTAGGGTCTTTGCGCCCATAATCCTGCGCCAGTTTAGAACCAGGTGCCTTATCAGCAATCTTTTGTAATACATCTTTAAACCCTGCAGGTGCTTTAGTTCTATCACCTGTGCCACCTATTAAACTCGGTGCAGATATCTGCTGTTTTAGATTTGGGTTGTCCTTCAAAAATTGTTCACGTTCGGCAAGTTTTATCATTTTATCAAAAACTTCTCCTGTTTCAATGTTTTCAAATGTATATAAAGGCATAGTTACTCTATTTATAATATTTATAATGGTCGCTTAGGCATATAAGATATCTTTAATTAATATTTTATTTTTGTCCATTTGTTCGTGAGGCTCATCAACACCTGTGTTAAAGCCATAGCATGTTTTACACGCTTCCAATGCTGTAGTTTGTTCCAACAGTTTAGTTAATTGTTCCTCTGCATCGGCGTCGTGTATGTTTATTCTATCAGCATCAAAGTCAAACCTACTACATGATTCTTGTTCGTATAGTTTGTCCTTCATTAATGTTATTGGGCACCTATAAAAATGTCCATCGTGAAATCCCCAGGTGCTATCCTTCATCCAGCAACTTGAAAATATTTCGTTTGCCTTTTCGTCTGACCACCTTTCAGTAGCCCACATTCTTTTAAAGTAACCTTGTTCTATGTTTACTTCTGCCCCTTTGGACTTAATATCTTTTTCATACCCCTTAAACTTATTGTATACCTCAGGGTCTGTAATATCGTTACATTTTAAATGTGGATATTGTTTTAACTTTTCTTCTATCTTTCTAAACACTTTATCGTAATTAATGTTTGTGTTTTGATAAACACTAATATTTAAAATGTCTAATGCTTCCCAGAATTCATCTGGTTGGCTAACTAAGTTAAGACAGTTTGTAATAAGATTTGTTTTGTAAACAAGACCACACTCCTTTGGATATTTCATAATTTCTATAATATCAGGGTGTGTTGTAGGTTCACCTCCACTTATTCTAACCACATCTAGTTTAAATAAGTCTTTCATTCTATCACAATCTTTTTTAAATTGTTCTAGATTAATAGCGTGTTTACTTTTGAAATAAGGACTGCCCATAGAACAGTTTTTACATTTTAGATTACAATCTAAAACGGGCCAGATTTCTAAGTAAGTTTTTTGCCTCATCAAATGCCGGTTGGACCTACCGTTTTCCAAACTAGTTTGATTCCTCTTCTGTCTAGTTCGTTCCTACACTTCTGTTTTATTTTTGGCTTTTGACCTTCGTTGATATATTTAAGTAACTCTTCTTTTGGAGTATTTTTAATATAAAAATGTTCAACAGGTGCAGTAGAAGGGTTACCACCTTTTACGTATTTCTTTTGTGAGGGTTTAAATTTTATTGGCATCACTTTTCTCCATAATTTTTATTATTTATATGCAGAAAAAAGTTTTTAGCGTGGCTTTGGTATATCCTGTATTAGTTCCAAAGTTTCGTTTACTTCGCCTATAGTTAGATGTCCCAAAACATCATCAGTAATTGGGGTATCATAACAAAGTTCCCCCTCTTTTAAAACTGCTAACTCCCATAGGTCATCCTTACCGCCGTATGAAAAACCATGTTTTACTACTGAAGCACCATAACCATTTGGAAATTTGTAAACATATTGCTTACCGCCATTAACTTCATTTATTTCTGTGCAATACATTAAGATAATCTCCCTACTATAAAGCCAAACCAAAAAATAAAAATATCAAATACAAAGTGCATTGCAAAACTTAATGCAAATATTTCCTTCCAATGAACTTTACAGATATCAAACCATTCAATAATTTTGTTTATCATAATTTTTCTCCAACTTCAAAACCCCTAAATGTTTTAAATCTAGGGAACCTTAAACTGTAGGAACCATCTTGGTTTTGTGTAATTGCATCTGCTCTTACTTCAACCAATTGTCCTATTACTTTATCCTTAGCATCCCAGAATACATCTCTGTCGTTGTCGCTAAGTCCACTGCCAACATTTACTTTGATAAACTGTCCATCATCTGTGCCTTCACAAATTAGTGCGCCGAGTCTACCCTCGTTTCTACCTGTGCCTTCTTCGACTTCTGTTACTGTAAGAGTTACTTCTATAAAAGGTTTAATTTTTAACCAAGCATAACTTCGTTTACATTCATAGATTGAATCAACTGGCTTGACCATTAGTCCTTCATAACCATTGTCCAATGCTTCTTTGTTCATAACTGAAAATTTATTTTGACCTTCAGGTGTATCTAAATTCATTCTTTCATATCTAACAGTTACAAGTGGGAATATATTTAAACTAGGTGCTCTTAATTGTTCCTTTCTTTCTAGTAAAGTCTTAGTGCCTTTGCCTGCTCTAAACTCTTCTAATTTAATAATATCAAATACAGCTAAGTAAGCATCCTCAGTATTTACATCTGATTTTCTGTGAACTTGTTTCATTAAAGTTTGAAAATCATCGGACATAACTTCGCCGTCAAATACATATCCTTCAAAAGCATCTCTACTTAGAGCCTTTTCAATATGTGGGAAGTTTGTAAGTAATTTACCATTACGTGAATACAATGTAGCACTGCCATTTTTAACAATAGCAATAACACGAACGCCGTCATATTTGTATTCAACGACAACTTCGCCTTTCATTTTGTTCTCATTTTTTGTGCCGTCATGTGCAAGCATACAAGTAAACATAGGAATAATAGGTTCCTTACCTGCCTCTTTAGCCATCTTGTTAATTGTTTTTTCTGAAACACCACAACGTAAGTCCTTAATAAGAATACGTCTATACCAATCGTTCCATTGTAGTGTAGTAGATTTATTCATACAATTAATAATGGCTTCTTTGGCAGCATTACCTGTAACTTCTCGATTTTGTAAATCACAAAGTAAACGTTCAAAATCAATCCAACTTAGACCAGGGCCTTCACTTTTGGAAATAGGAACATCCTTAACTCCAAATGTAATCATAGGGTCAAGTGCTTCTCTACAACCTAAAATAAATTCCTCATTATCTAGGTGTTCGCCAATAATCTTTTCTTTAAATAAACGACTATTGTCTGATTCTAATTTTTTAATTATAATCCACGGTTTCATAATTACCTCTCTTCTAAATATAACTAAATTATATTACCTTTTTTATTCGGTGTCAACTAATTCTTCAACAATTCCGAAAATTTCTGCAACTAAAAATCCTATTCCAGCCATTGCAAAAGCACCCATTCCTAGGGCTAAAGCTGAAAAAATACGTATACCACTTTTAATAAGTGATATGTTTAAATGGTTTGCTTTAAAGTTCATCAGCATACTCCTCTTTTATTACGGTTTCAATATCATAAGAACCAATTTGCTCATGCCATTTAGAATTATACATTCCTAACTTTGCCTCAAAGCCCTTGCCTGTAGATGAATAATCATCATATATCATTTCAAGTTCTTTGCCGTTATAAGCAATTGATTCAACTAAATTCGCAAGGTCAGTTTCAACACCACCAAACATTAATTTGCTTGGGTCGAACTCCTCACACTTTACATCGGCATACCAGAATTCACCCTTCTCGGCTGAAAAATATGTAACTGCTGGTTCGCCTTCTTCTTCTGTATCTAAATGTGTATCTAGATAACATTCTCTACTATAGACCTGTATACAGTCATCTAAGTCCATATAGAATTCTGTATCGTCAATCTCTTCGTCGTTTTCATTCATTTCTACAACTCTGAGTTCACAGTCTATCCAACAACCTGACATATGTTCTATGTCATCTATGTCGTGCCAATAAATTTCATCGTCAACATCATCAACAAATGATGGACCCATTTCGTTCTCATAGTCAAAAGCTTTTTCCTCTAAATCATGAGGGTCTTTATCTTTAAAGTGGTCGTAAAATTTTTGGCTTACTCTTCCGATTGTAAGTTCGCCACCATAGCGTTGCCCATGTATTCTAAATGTTTTAGACACTGGTTACACCCCTTTTAGGAACGTGTCTATATATAACTTTTTGTAAAGCGTCTTTTACTATAGGATTAGAACTATATCTTTCTTGTTCTAATAAAAAGCTAGCTGCCTCTGCTCTTGTCATTTCAGTAGGCAAAGCTGTAAAGTAAACGTCTGTATGGTCTTTTAGTTTTTTAACTCTACCAACCATATCGTTACCGAATCTAGCTTTAGTTATGCCTGTTGGTGTTGTAGAAACACCTGCATATAAAAATTTTTGATTTGTCATATATTCACCTTTAGTTTAATTAATACCATATTTTAACATCTTAGGAACCAAAAGTCAAGCATTTATTTCAAAAAATTCAAGTCTATGTTTATACGGAACTTGACATCTTGGATACTTAACCAATAGGTCACTACCCCTTTCAAATCTAACAAGTAGGTTTGGAAACTCTGTAATATCACAAGCTATGTAAATTATTTCTTTGGCGTGTTCGTGTGCCTCTTCTTGAACAAAAACTCTACCGACTCCGCCCATCTTACTCGGTGCAAAACCTAGTCCACCTTTGGTGAAACATTTTTGGTCATACTTTTGTCCGCTTTCATCTATATGGTCATGTCCCCTACCATCTACGAAGGTAAGTTCTGGGAACCATATTTCTAATTGTTTTTCTAGGAAGTGAGATGACAATCTGCCATCTTTGAGAAGTTTATAACATTGTTCTTTGGTTAAATCTCCAAATGCAACATTATCTATTATAAACTCATAGGTGTGGTTTAATTGAATCATGTAAACATTATACACTCAACGATGTATAATGTCAAGCATTAAATGCCTCGGGGGTAAATGGACCTGCAGAGCATACCCCCTAGGACTTTACTTGCCAAATGCCTTGCCGGCTTCCGCAATTCCAAATGAACCTAAAGTTACAACTACGAATGAAGTGTAGATTGTATCTGAGATTGTGAGGTCTTGCCCCCAAAATCCGGTTACTAAATCTGTAATACCAAATAATACCATCATAAAGAATGATATAAAACCTATAATAGATTTTTCATTGATATTGTTGTTGTCTCTGAATAAAGAACCAAAAGTAAATTTGGATTCAGGTTTAGCTTGATCGCTTACAATTTTTAATTCTTTGGAAAGTTTTTCCATTTCCTTAATTTTGTCATTAGCTTCATCAAGTTTAATTATGAGGTCAGTATATTTATCCAACTCCATAGTTGCTTTGTTGCTCATTACATCGTCGCTCATGATGTTTTCCTCTTGTCCATTGCTCTAGAGCCAAACCAGAATGAAATAATGGCAGCAAATATTGCTTTAGAATCTTCGTCCCACAAAATGCTTAAGGATTCAGATACTGACATTCCCTGTTTTAATGCTTCTATTAATAGCGCAATTTCAATTGCACAAAAAAGTCCAAAGAAACAATATGTAATAACAGGCCTTACAGATTTTTGTAAAGCTGATATAAAACCAGTTCCTTTGTTTATTGAAACGTCATGTGCGATTAGGCGTTCATGTTCTTTATCATTTGCCTGTGCTTGAAACATCTGAAATTGAGTTTCAGACATTTGTGATTGTAACTCCGATTGGAGTTTTATTTTTTCTAATTCAAATTTTCTGTCCGCTTTATCTTTGAAACCGTCAATTATTCCTGGAATAACTGAACCGCCAAGACCCAAAGCAGAACCTAATAATCCACTTAACATATTATACCTCTCTAATTTAATATATTGGGTATAATATTTATAAATTAATCTAATTTAATACTGGAATAATCGTCAAGTTTTTTAAGAAAGGAGTTTTCACCCTGCCCTTGACCTGAGTCTTGGATTTGTTTTTGTGCTGAATCGTCTAAGTCAAACAATTTCATTTTACTTCTATCAACACCTATCATAAATCTTTTGTTTCTTGTAGGGTCTGAATATCTGTTCTTTAATTGTTTAACCATTATTTGTCCCATCTGTTCTAGTTCTTCTGTGCTAATCAAAGCAAACATTAAGTCTGCCGTTGCAGGCAAACCAAACGATTCAGAAGTATCTGTAAGTTCTACATCACTAGAATTGTAACCACTTCTTGTTGTTTGTGTAGCAGAAACAATAGGAACATCAAACTCTACTGCTAAGCCTCTAAGCTCTTCTGCGATACTTTTAATAATTGTATAAGAGTTTGCAGAACTACCTGGCCTAAATCTACTGCTTGTGCAAATGTTTAGATAGTCAATAAAAATAATATCAGGAACAAAGTTTCTTTTAATTTTTAACTCATCAAGTAATACTTTAAAATGACCGGCGTGTGCTGATGCTGTAGGATATTCTTTAATAACAAGTCTACCCTCAATCTTCTTTTTAATCTTATCAATTCTTTCATCAAACATCTGCTTAGATAAATCTTTTAAATCCTGTATAGCAATGTTCATCATATTTGCATCTATTCTTTCTGCAATTCTTTCTTCTGCCATTTCTAATGTAATGTATAAAACATTTTTGCCTTGTTTAATTGCTCCTGAGGACATATGACACATAAACAACGACTTACCTACTCCCGTGCCTGCAAGTGCTATATTCAATGTTTTGTTTGATAATCCACCTTCAGTAATTTTATTAAAAAACTCTAAATCGAAAGGCATTTTTTCTTCTAGTCTGTGATAAAAGTCAAAACGTTCTTCAGCATTTTCTATATAGTCATGTCCAACTGTAACATTAAATCCTATACTTAGGGCATCTGAAAGTATGCTAGGTAATGCATCAGGAGTCTTTTCACCTTTACCATCTATAATTTGTATGGATTCCATTATGGCATTGTAAACAGCTTTGTCCTTACAGAACTGTTCAGTAGTATCTAAAAGCCATTCCTCATTAGTGTTATCTTCTATAAGTCCATTAATTAACGTTTCACATTTACCATATAAATCTTCACTAATGCTTCTATTTTCTTGTAGGGCTATAAGTAAGGCAGACTTACTAGGAGGGGAATTATATTTTACAACAAAGTTAGAAATAGTTTTATAAACTTCTCTATCTTCTACATCTAAAAAATAATCTGGTTTTAGAAAAGGAACAACCTTTCTAACATATTCTTCATTAAATAATAGGTTGCTCAGTATCTGTGTTTCTAATCTCATCTATAAATTCCTTTCTTATTATTTCTATACAGGGCTCGCATAGGTATACTTCGCCGTCCATTGTATTAAAACATATACCCTCATCATTGTCAAGGATATTGTCATCACAACGGTCACATTTACCCAATATTGTCATATGCTTCTGCAATGTCTTCCTCTGAAATTTCTTCCTGCATTATTTTGCCTGTTGAGATTAGATAGTGGTCTTCAACCCATTTTGTAAATGTGGCATCTGCTAATACAGGTAACCAGAATTCTTTACTATAGGTTTCTTTTGTTCTAAACTTTTTACTGTCTGTTCCATCGGCAGCTACTTGATACCAGCCATTACTAGGTTTTACAACGTGACCCGATTCTAATGCTATATCTAAAAGACCAGACCATTTACTAATACCACCTTCAAAGGATACTTCAACTGGTATTTTACTTTTCTCTCTAACAAATCTAGACTTCTCAACATTAATTACAAAGTCATAACCTGAAACATCTGAACCTGTTTTTTGTTGCCTTCTACCAATAATAAAAATGTTATCAGCAGAATAATAAATGCCTGTTCCACCTGAAACAATAGCTTTAGGAAACAATCCCATTTCTTGATATGTATGATTAACAACAACTGCTGGCAAATCTTTAATTGTTAAATGTGGTGTAATCATTCTGAATAACGACTTCATTTGTTTTGCCCTTGTCATATCAGCAACACTTTTACCATCTAAGGCATCATCTACTTCTTTCTTACTAGCCAAGTTACCTACGGAGTCAACAATAATCATAACTCTGTCACCTCGCTCTAAGCCATTTAACTGCGACATAACATCATGCTTTAATTGTTCAATGTCTGTAATAGGTGTATGAATAACTTTATCAGTATCAATACCAAAGGAATCGAAATATCCTTGAGGAGCACCAAACTCTGAATCGTAAAATAAAATAACAGAATCATCATACTTGTCTAAATATGACTTAGCAAGTAACATAGCAAATGCTGTTTTAAAATGTTTACTTGGACCTGCAAAAACTGTAAGTCCTGGTGTTAGTCCACCATCTAATTTACCTGACAATGCTACGTTCAAAGCAGGAACAGGTGTTTGTATCAAATCTTTTGTATTAAAAAATTTAGATTCGGAAAGTATTCCGGACTCCTTAATTGTAGAGTTCTTTTTAATTTTATCTAATAAGCTCATTCTTTTCTCCGAGATTTATTTAGTGTAAGGGCTACAGCCATTGGATTGTCAATATTATAACATAAAGTAGATATGTGTGTCAAGTCTTTTGGAAAACAATTTCCGCCAAAACCTAACTGACCATCTGGTCCTGGAACTTGCCAATGTGTTCCACCCAGCCATATATCTTTTTCTAAAAGATTGGCTACTTCATTATATTTTATTCCATGCTGTTCGCATATTTCATAAAAATCATTAGCAAGTGCAACCCTCATGGCTAAAGAGGCATTCCTTGCTAACTTAAACATTGAGGCACCCTTTGCCCCTAATACGGTTGGGGATTTTATATCCTTAAATGTAGAAACAAACCCCTCGTGAACTTCTCCTGGAAACCCCATAACTAAAGGTAAATTAGGATTATCTACATCCTCCTTCCAAGAACGCTCACGTAAAAACTCTGGCATAATAATAGCATGGGGAAACTTTTCCACTTGGTCAGGCCCTATTGTGCTTCTTATTACTGTTTGTTTATCCTTAAATTGTTCATATACTTTTTCTAGTATAGAAGTATCTAATGTGTTATCTTTTAGTGGAGTAGGGACGCACAAAAACACATAGTCTACCTCACTAACCTCAGTATCAAAGCCTAAGGGCGGGTCATATATGCTTATTTCAGCATTTACTTTACTTAACAGATATTCTGTAGCCTTTCCTACAAAACCATACCCTACGATTAATGCTCTCATCCAAATAAATCCTCAAGTGTAGCTACAGGCTTTGTATTCCAACCAAGTCCTTTAGCAATAGTATTAAGGGGTTCTGTAAATGCTTTATCAAAAATTAATTCATAATCAACCATATCATGTAAATTAAATTCCTTAGGCAATTTACTAGAAAATGCTATAGTATTTTCACCTATCATATTAGGCTCTTTTAAATACAAAAATTTAACCTTATCCCCATCTTGTATTTTTTCGTATTTATTACCTAACTTATTCTGTTTAATCATATGATTATATAACAGAGCTCCTCTAACATGAATAGGAGTTCCTTTATTGTATATGTCTGCGACTGAAGTATATTTTTCTAAATTGTTACACCCTCGAGGAAATGCTATTTCCTCTGGACTCATTGTTTTAAACTCTTCCCAAGTTTTAGCAACAAAGGCCTGTAATTGTTTTTCATCCTCAACTAAGCAAAGCCTTACTGCCTCTCTCAGGCTTTTTCTAACAGGAGCAGGAGTAGAACTTCTTACAATTTCTAAACCCATAACTTTAAGTTTAGGTTCTGTATATCTTACACCTTCGTTATCATAAACATTAAGTGCATATCTTTTCTTCGCAACCCAGATACCTCTATCAGCAATTGCCTCACGTTTAAAGAATATTTTTTCCTCAAAGGCATTTGTATATTCCGCAAGTTTGTGCATTGCTTTATTAATTGCCTTCTCAATTTTCTCCTCACCTATTTTATCTAAGTTATCTATAATTTTATCTTTAGGCAATTTACTAAAAAACTTTTGAACAAGTTTGTCCATTGTAATATAGCAGGAGTCTGTGTCTGAATAAAAACTATACATTTCATCTTGTGTATCGCATATTTTATTTAGATACTCATCAAGTGCCTTGGCAGTTTCCCTGATGATGAACTGACCTGTCATTGTAATACCTTCTGCTATTCTATCGTCATAGAAGCGAAAGTATTCGTTTGCCAAGGCACCGAATAAACTATTAAGTTGAATTTTTCTAGCCATCTGAAAATTGTTAAATTTAGCAATGTTATTCAGATGTTTATCATCTTTGTCTTGTTCGTGTGCCTTTTGTGCCTGTTGCATCAATTTCTTATATCGTTGTCTATCATCAAAAAACTTTTCTACTATCTCAGGAAACAATCCTTGTTTTTCTTTTGTAAATTGTTGCCCATTAGCTGCCATAGCATACTTGCCAACTTTTACTGTTTTATCTAATAATCCTTCTACTGTGCTATCTAACATACCTGTAACTAAAGTATCTGGACTCATATTATATTGCATAATAATACTAGGATATAGACTTGTGGCATCGAAGGACATTACCCAATCATATTGTCCTGGCATTGGTTCTTGAACATAGGCACCTTCAATACGTCTACCTTGTGTTGTTTTACGTTGAGGTATCATTATGTTTTTATCTAACAAATGATTATATAATAAACAATCCCATGTTCTTACAGCTGAGAATATATCATTAAAGTTTGCCTTAGCATCATAGGTCATTGTAGCAATCAGTTCAATAAGTTTCATCTTATCTTCCAATTCATCTACAAGTTTTGTATCTATAATGTTGTAGTCAATAAATCTATTCCAGTCATTTTCATAAAACTCTTTAAATGTATCAAAGCCACTTTCTAATTTATTTTTACCTAGTTCTACTTCTGCAATATAATCTAATTTGTAGGATTCTTGTGCTGTGTAAGTAAACTTTCTATATAAGTCTAAATAGTCTAATTGTGAAACCCCCTTGATATCATATGCTAAGAGCTCCTTATTATTCATTCTAACATTTCTTTTTCTAGTCATGCCAAACGGACTTAGGGTATTCTTAGCATCATTGCCAAATACTTTATCAATACGAGAAACAAGATAAGGAATATCAAATAGTGTGGAGTTCCAACCTGTGATAATGTCTGGGTATTCATCAACCCACCATTGCATAAACTTTTCTAGTAAATCATGTTCATCATCACATACGGTATAATTTACATTTAAGTTTACAGTTTCTTTACCGGGCTTCCATTCTCCGGAGCCCCATGTAAAGATTTCTTTAGTGTGATTATTCATTACAGTAATAAGCAACACTTCATCGGTTGGATTCTCCACACTCGGGAATCCGGAGTCGGCTCTAGTCTCAATATCAATGGACCAAATGCCTAACTTTGTTAGGTCAAAGTCAATTTCTCCGGGATAGATTGTGGACAGATATTGATAAGTCATATCTGTTTGTCCGTATATGGGATAGTTATCTATGCCCTTATATTTTTCTAAGAACTCTTTTGCATCTGTGCAATTTTTAAATCTTACAGGCTTTATTTCCTCACCATACAAACCTTTAAATTTTGAAGGTTCATTAGAACGAACATAAAGGGTAGGTGTAAAGGCATGCTTTTCAATAAACTTTTCTCCTTCACGTATTCCGCGAACAAGAACTTTATTGCCGTATTGCCAAGCATAAGAATAAAAATCACTCATAGCCTAATTATATAGACAAAAGTCGTAGAAGTCAAGTAGATAGACTACCAAACTATTTAATTGGTTGTATTTTCTTTTCTTGTGGCATTATAACTGATGAACCATATACTCTATTGTATTCATCAATTAAATTTCCTACAGGTGACATAATTGCAACTACATGATTTGGCATAATGCTAACTAATGACTTTTCAGCATAAGGGGCATATGGTGCCAATGCAACGTTGAATTTTCCTTCTTCGGTTGGGTGGGGTTGAATAATAACAACTGCTGGTTTTTCAACTTGAATAAGTTGTCTACCTTCAATTTCTAAATCACTAACTTTGCCCAGAAGTTCTTCTCCTGAGGAAAGTTTAACAATCTGTAATTGAGATGGTTGTTTGGTTTCTACTTTTTTACTCATAATATATTCCTTAAGGTGGTGAGGCCTTTATGACCTCACCTATATTTATTAACAATTACTGCTAAAGTGTTGTTTGACTTTAACCGTTTTATTAACTAAGTTCTAAATTATAAACGAATAATCCGTGATTGTTAAAGTAATTATCCATTACAAATAACATGGCATGAAAAATTACTGCTGGGTCAAAAGCATTATCTTTTACTCCTGCTTTGTCAAGTGTTAAGCCTGATTTAATAGGACCTAACTTCATATTACATATTTGTTTGTCTAAGCAAAAGTTATTAAGATTTTCTTTAGTTCTTCGGTAATGTTTTTGTTCGTCGTCTAAATATATATTTTTAGTTGCGAACAATTCATCGGAATATTGGTCGATTGTGCTGCCTATATTAATTAGCAATACTTTATCGTTACCCGTGCGAAACATTTTAAAAGTGTCCCAGTCTGAATAATGTCTACCATACAAGTCCATTAGCATATGCATTTGGGCATCGTCCCATCCATCAAAGTTGTAAGCGTTGTTAATTATAACATCACACTCACTAGACTCTTTTACAATGGTTTGTCTGTCCTCTGCATCTGAAATATCATATCCTGAACTTTTAGAAAACCCAATAACATCGTTACTAAGGTTCTGTAAACTTTCAAATACAAGTTTGCCGAAACCTCTTGTATGTCCTATGACTGCTATCTTTTTATTCGTTATCATTTAGTTCTATTTTATTTTTACCGTTCTTGGTTTTTTCTCTTCCGGAATAATTCTTTCCAATGGAATTACTAGCATCCCATTCTTTAGGGAAGCCTCACCAACTACGACATCATCTGCTAATGCAAAACTTCGTGTAAAGTTTCTATTGGCAATGCCCTTGTGATAAAACTCTTTACTCTCATTATTAGTTTCTGCACTAACAACAAGTTGATTATCCTCGGGTTTATGCTCAATAGTCAAATCAGATTTATCAAAGCCAGCCACAGCTAACTCAATCACAAATTTTTCATCTGATTCTTTAATGATGTTATATGGTGGATATCCAGTGCTTGGCGCAATTTGTCTTAAATTGTGAAATGCTCGGTCGAACCCGACACTGAACGGTGAAATTTCGTCTAATAGTTTTTGCATATCAGACGCAATATAGGTTTTAATGCTATTCATATTTTTCTCCTTTTAAATAAGCAAGTTAATAATATACCAACCCTTTCGGCGTCAGTATACTTTATTTATAATGTTTCTTTTTTAAATTTCAAGCTTTTTGGTCATCAAATACGTATTAATTTAATTAACCAACTGCCTAAATCAAAGTTACTCCAAATAACTTCTCTAGGATTTTTGTGATGTCTTGTATGTAAGCCCTCACCAAATGCTACTACGTTTAGCCAGCCGTCTTCGTGGGTGTTACCGCCTCTATGAGAATATGAGGCAATAAGTGCCATCGCAAATTTTGAAAGTCCGGCTGCTACCAAATATATTAAAGCCCACATAGGATTTATTAATGCTAATAGTGTAATAAAGCCATAGATAATTAACAAATAATTATTAAATTGGAATCTGTAAAGTGGATTTTGCATTTCTTTTTTACAATACATCAATACTCTTTTCGTAAGTTGACGTTTACTATCTCCTGCCATAAGTAATGCTGTATTAAATAAACAGTTCCATATACCAGCATATTCAGGTGAATGGGTGTCCTCGGGTTTGTCGGCGTATCTGTGATGATTTAAATGAGCACTCTTCCAAAAAATTGCTGAGGAGTTTAGTGCAAATCCACCTAAGAATAAAAGTATATATTCTATTGATTTGTGAGTTTCAAACCCACGGTGTGTTATAAGTCTATGATAGCCAACTGTAGAACCTAGTTGTAATAAAACGTAAACAAAAAGGACTGCTAGCCAATGTTGCCAGCTACCTAAAATTGCTAATGGGATAATGCATGCCAGACTAACATAATGTAGTGTATTGAGTTGAATAGCTTCAGTTTGCCTTAGTCTTTCTTTCCAATGTTGTATTTTGTTACTAATTCCCATTCCCCTTTCTCTTTATATGGTAGGATTTTAACCTGAGTTAGTGGACATCTATCCTCAAATTTTTCAGGTTCTAGAATAGATAGAAGTTTCCATTGCTGTAATAAATCAGCAATCGTATTACGTCTCTGGATATCCAAATCTTCAAAGTCGGCTGGTTTGCCGTCTAATGCAAAAAGTTCTTTGAAGTGGACAATGAAGTATCTGCTCTGCTTATGTAGTATATGACAAGACTGATACAAAACTTTATCCTTCTTAGAAGCAACTCCAATCCTAGACAAAGTTTCTCTTATCTTTAGGAAATCATCTGCATTATGTAATTTGATTTCTAATGGACTATAACCAGGGTAATCAATTTTAAAAAAATCTTCACTCATAGGTATATTCTTGTATAAGAATATTTATAAGTTTCTTACTTTCCGCCCTTGTTAAGTCTTTTTTCTATACCTGCAAATTCTTCATCTGTAAGCAGTCTGAGAGCCTCGGCTGCTTTAGTATTGTTATAGCCATAATATTCTTTTAAGATTGCTAACTTTTCTTCTCTTTCGGGCTTTAGCCATTTGTTATATCTTTTTCTTTTAGATACTATACCGAGTAAAAAGTCATATTGCATCTTTTTATCTAAATGCGGACGTGAATTTACTTCGTTACCTGCAATAACTGTATCAGGCCCATAACTTAGAGCCTTGTTTACTATGTAAGGGTTGTATTGTTTTTCTGACCACTCATCAACAATTAAATTTTCTTTAGTAAAGTTAATGCTATTGGCAAAATCAAAAGGACTTATTGCTTTTTTCTTTTCTACAAATTCTGACGGGTCTACGCCAATAACAGCGTCACCAAAGCCATCTAGAATACCTGTCATAGTGCAAAGTTAAAGTTAATAGTCGTTATGTTATCACTAATAGGGTCTTCAGTATAAACATTACCTAGTGATAACTTTAATTTTTCTGTTAGTTGATAATTAAAATATGTTTCGTTTCTCACGTATTCTACATCTCCACTTTCAATTAAATACTTATTTGTAAAACTTACTTTGTCTGCAACTTTGTAAAAGAACCATAGGCTGTTTCTCAATATAAATTCATTGCCTATATCTGTATTTAGATTAGCTATTGAGATTTCCCACGATGCTTTTGTTGTGGGTGTTCTTAGTAACTTAATACCATGCCCTAAACCTGCAACAATTCTTTCCTCGTTGTCTCTGTATCTATCAAAGTTATAACCGCCCACAGCAAATATATAATGTGTGGTGCCTTCCCATCTTGTGCCTGAAAAATCAAAGATAAGTTTTCCATTTAGTAAACCCTCATTGTTCATTTTATCAGAATAAAAGAAGTTAGATTCAATTTCTCTCTGCCAGCCATTTGCTTCTTGCTTTGAATCAAGAGCAAAGTTTAGGTCTAACATTTCATCTTTAATCATAGCACCCAATTTAATAGATGTATCTGCCATGACGTTACCACATAAAAATAGTGATATAATTATTTTACTTAAATTCAACATTTGCCATAATCTCCGTTAAACAAGCAGTTAGGTTTATTTCCTGGTCGGCAACAAAACTGCTCTTATATTGATAGTCCGCAATAATTAAAACTAACTGCGGAACCTGTTTTACTTTTTCCATTAAAGTATCATATACTTTTCTATAAATTTGTTGAGGGTCTGACTCTACATTATTCGCAACCCATTGTCGCATTTTCTTAAAGTCTTTATCCTTAATTGAATCTACTAAAGCCTTTGTATTTATTTCAGATAGGTTACTTAATATACCCTCATCAATAACACCTGAGGAGCCATATCTTTGTAATTCATTAATTACTCTCCTATAATCAGGAAAGTGTTTCATTAGAAGTTCTGCTAGGACTTTCTCAGAATATGTAACTTTGTTATCATCTAAAATATGACACATTCTTTTTAAGAACTTAGATGCCATCTTGGCTTTTTGCCCATTAACTAATTTAAAGTCAATTACAGTTGTTCTACTGTGCAGAGGTTGTATAATTCTATTTTTAAAATTACAAGTAAATATAAACCTACAGTTTTTACTAAATTCCTCAATAAATGCCCTAAGTGCAGGTTGTGTAGAATTAGGATTTAAGTAATCTGCCTCATCTAATATTACAACTTTAGGTTTACCTTCAAAACTTACAGTAGATGCAAAGTTTTTAATCTTAGTCCTTAGCACATCGATACCGGACTCTTCGGAACCATTAATTATAATACTATCACAGCCTAATTCGTTACAAAGAGCGCGTGCTATGGTTGTCTTACCTGTGCCAGCTGTGCCACATAATAACATATTTGGAATTTCTCCTGCCTTAACAAAGTCTCTAAAAACTTTAAGTTTTTCATCTGGCAAAATACATTCATCTAAAGTCTTGGGCCTATATCTTTCGACCCATAAAAATTCTTGATTGTCCATTATTTTGATTTCCTTACGCGCGCGTATTTTTCTGAGGAAATTTTTTGGGCTCTTTTTCTATAAAAATCACTTCTACTTTTTGGGCCCAAGTTTTTCCTCAACACCTGCACCGTCCTGCAGACTTATTTCTATGTTTCTACCCCAGCCATTTTCCTTTAACCACTTTAGCACATGGTTAGGACTTGATACATTGTAGGGGTCTTCACTTGCATTATCCTTTAGTCCTTCCTCAACAAACATCTCATGTATGTTCATGTCGTTCACTAACATAGCATATCTCCATGACCTTACACCGAAACCGAGGTTATCTTTTTTGACATCCATACCCATGTAAGTTGTCCATATTGCTGAGCCATCAGGTAACACTTTTACGTTCTTTAACTTTTGGTCTTCCGCCCAAGCATTCATTACAAAGGCATCATTAACAGATAAACAATAAATTTCATCTACGCCTAACTTGTAAAATTCCTCTGCCAAAGACTCATAGCCTGGTAACTGCTGATTAGAACAAGTGGGTGTAAATGCACCTGGCAGTGCGAACACCAAAACTTTTTTATTTTGAAAAAGGTTTTGTGTAAGTGTTTCCTTCCACTCACCTAGCTCCCTCAACTTAAAAACAACCTGAGGAATAAATTGAATTTTAGTTCCTTCTGCCATATTAACCACCAATAACTGAATTGGGCTCCAATGCTAACCAATAGTTAGTATCTTTAGTTGTGCTAGACAAGTGCATAAATTTCTTTTCTGAAATTGTAACATTATAGTTACCAGGAACAACTTTAAAGTTTTCCACTGCTAGTCTTGCATCAAAAGTTTTATCAGTATCGCCTATCACTTGTCTAAAAGCATTACTTCTAGGAGTGCTAGGGTCACCGACTGTAAGAACCGCTTTTCCATCTTTGCCAACAACACTTAGCATAGGTGCGCTAACTACGGCAGCTGCCTTCATTATCATATCTACTTCTTCCTTAGATAAAACAAAGTCGAAGAATGAATCTACTTCAATTGTTTTGTCAGGTGCAGATACAATTATACTCGGGTCAGCATAAAAGTATTCAAACTGCGATGAACCTTTAGACATAGTAATCGACTCGTCGCCTAGTTCTACATCTGTATCTTCCATCAAAGTTAAAAGTGCGAGTAAACTGTTTAAATCATAAACAGCAAACTCTTTGTCAAAAGTTTCTGATACCTGAGCCCTTGCAAAAATATTTTTACCTGTGCTAATAGTAGAAAGCATGTTGCCTTCTCTAATTAAAATGTTAGTATTAATAGTTGCGAAGTTCTTGAGGACATCAAGAGTTTCTTTAGATATTTTCATAATATATTATCTCCAAATAATTTTATAGTATTATAAAGGATTGGTATGCCTAAGTCAACCACCTAGATGACCAATTTTTTCAACCAACGCTTGTTCATGTGTTTCGTCCCATAAATGATACAAGCACCATTGTTTAATATTTCGATAGGTTATAGGTCCAAATTTTGTTAGAGGAGTTATTCTAATATTTGGCTCTCTATAATGATATTTAATCCAAACATCATTTTTCTTTTCTGCCATACAGGCATAGTTTTTATAATTGTCGGGGCTATTGACTCTAAAAATTTTTTCTCTTAACAATTCGTTATAATCATTAAAAGTGTAAATAAATCCTTTATAGCCTAATTCTTCTGCCTGCTCTAAGGCATAATAAAATAAGTGATGCCCTATATCTTTACCCAGGCCTTTAACCTGAAGGTTTGTATAAAATCTACTAACAGTGCAAATGTTCTCATCAAAGTCTGCTGGATAAAATCCCATTCCTGCCTGTAAGTCTTCAGTAATAAAATATTTTGCATTAGGAGTATCAAAACGTTTTTCTATAAAAATTAGATATAGTAAAGTATGAGTTTTGTTTTCCCAATCTTCAATGTCTATATTATCAATAGCAAAGTTATTATCTCTTTTTTGAGCTAAACAAAATTGTTTTACTAAATCTATATCTGAATTGGAATCAATTTCTTTGTATGTCATAGTCTAATATTATACGCATCCTTTCTTCCTCAGTCAAATTCGAGATGACCGATTCGTATTCAAACGCTTCTGCATCATATTCACCTTCATGGATTCCTTCCCAAAATATTTTTTCTTGTTCTGGAGTAAATGTTTTATCCACAAAATCTGATAATGTGCCTGCACCGTCGCTTCTATCATACAAGTAAATGTCTTTATCGTATACTATCTTGCCTTTTATGTTACCCTTAGAACACTCTAAGGCTAGGTTTACTTGCGCCTGAACATCATCTAGTCCCATTAACTTGTCGGAAAATTTAAACGCTCTAGCCCCGTGCTTAGACAGTCCTACAATCCTTTGAACAATAGTTTCAGTAGAGTAAGTTTGGCCTATCTTTCTCATGGTCGCAAAGAACGTTTTAAATTTATCTGAATCTGTAGCAAATTCCTTTCTTAATGTTTTAGGATATTTCCATTCCACCATTGAAATTAATTTACGTTGAGGTGTAAATACATCTGTTAAACAACCTACGTAATCGAAACCCTCTAAGTGTTTCTTAATTCTTTCTATGCCACCCGGCATATAGTAGTCGTCCGAATCTATAAAAGTAAGATGTGTATAATTTGTTTTTAAAAAGTAATCGAGAACTGATTGTTTGCCTAAGCCGGGAGTGCCGTTAGAAAGTGTAATCGCAAATTGAGAAACATTTAACTTAGCATCTAATACTTCCTTAATATAATCTTTATTAAGAGTATTAACAATTAAGACTACATCATCACCCACAGTTGTTAGGCAACGTTTAGTTTTTTCTAAGTCCTCTGAACTAAGAACGGCTGTTAATAATTTCAAGATATTTCTCTCTTCGATTGTTTAAATTTTTGTGGTCAAATTTTGTTGTTTGCCATATGGCTTGGTCGTCTGTAAAAAACTTTTGTGCTTCCTCAGTAGTTAATGACCACCCCTGACTTAACCTAAGCATACATCTAATGATTGCAATTTCCATATGAGTAGTAATGCCTGTAAACTTTATTATCTTATTGTCCACTACGTGTTCAAACAGTTCGTGCTTGTGAAGTTCTTTATTACTATCATATGCTGACATACAATCTACAAAATCTGTAATTGCCCACCAATCATGTGGATGTGAACATGGTTTCTTTGATAATGAAATTACTGCATCGCCCCATGTAAAAAACCAAAAGTTAGTATTCGACCACGAATCTGTTTCGTCGATAACAACTGAATCGGAAACATCTTTTTCGTTTCCAAAGACTTCTCGTAATGTGGGCAAAAGTTTTTCAGGTTCAGGTGAAAACATATCAAAGTCTAATGGTTTAACACCTAGATAGGAATCCTTAAGGGCACCACCTGATATAAAGAAATAAGGTTGGGGTCCTTGGGATAAGATTAGTGTTACTAAATTTTGAACGTAATGATACATGATATAATGGGGAGTTAGAAACTCCCCCAATTAAAGAAATTTAATCTGTGATTATTTCTTTTGTTGCTGTAAGAGCAGAATCAGCTTCGATTAAAGCTGAAACATCTAGACCCGGTGTAATACCTAATTCTGTTGCCTTGTCTGCACAAGCGGTATTGAAAGCATCTAATTGTGCTTGGTCTTCAAAGATTAAAGTAACTGTTTGAGTTAATCCATCTTCAGAAAACTCTTCGGTGGCTTGAACCGAATTGTCTGATATCCATGTGCTTCTAAAAGTTGAAAAATCAGAATTACTGTAACTAGGAAAGGCTGTGCCTAACTCTGTTCTGTTAATAATATATTTTTTAACTACTGACATTTAAGTCTCCTAAAATTAATTTTTGTTTCTATATTTATAATCATGGTGATATAGAGAAATCATTCCATAATGTATTACTTTTAATAAATCGGCTCTGTTGTAACCATCTTTTTTACCATAACGTTGGGCATACTTCATTATGTTTCCAATTAAAAATCCATCGCCATGCCCGGAGTCAATAATAAATTCTGTTGTCTGATATTTATTTTGACTATAATGCTGGGAGTATGTCCTATCAACATACTCCTTTATTTCTTTGAGGATTTCACCCTCATTATATTTATAATTAATATTGTTCTTCTTGAACATCACTTTCCTCAGTTAAATCTACTTTTGCATCTACTTTATTGTAGAGTTCAATAAATGCTGACTTTGTGTCCTCATCAAATCTGTTTACACAAAGTTCAATAGCCTTTACTCTGTCATTAAACATGGCATACGCATTTACAATATGCTCTAGTCTACGTGTTGAGATTAACTCGTCAATTGCACCTTCATAAAATGTCTTACGAATTACTTCAGCCCATGTTACTAAGTTTTCTGCAAACTCAACATCTTCAACATTTGCCTTTGCCATTTTATTTAGTATGATTTTCTTCTCATTTGCCGGTGTAGGGTATTCCTGTTCGACCGTTATTGCAAACCTTTCTAGGAATGCTTCGTCTAACATTTGTGCTGACATAAACTTGCCATCTTCTGAACCACGACCTTTTGTATTTGCGGTTGCTATAACATTGAAGCCATGTGCTGGATGCACAACTTCGCCTGTCTTTTTATTAAAGTAAGGCTTGCCTTCTAGTATAGCCTGTAAGCACATCAACTTGTTAGAGCCTCTATCAATCTCATCTAATATTAAGATTGCGCCTCTTTTCATTGCTGTTAATACAGGACCTTCTCTATAAACAACGTTGCCATCAACAAGTGTATTGCCACCTATCAAATCATCTTCATCTGTTTCGATGCTGATGTTAACTCTAAGTGCTTCTTTGCCTAACTTAGCACATGCTTGTTCGACCATTGTTGTTTTACCATTACCTGACAATCCAGAAATAAATGTAGGATAAAACATTCCGGATTGGATAATTTTATTTAGGTCTTTAAAGAATCCAAATGGGACGAACGTGTCGTCTTTTGTTGGAATTAAATTATCTACTTCCACTTCTAGTTTTGCCTGTGTTACGACCTTTGGGTCTGACTCAATAGTTGCAATCGGTTGTTGAACTGGTTGCTCAACTTTACTAACAACATGGAGTGCTGGGTTAATAGAATATTGATTATAACCTACTTTGTTTTCTTTAAAAAACCAGTGTGGATATCTCAATCCGTTTTCCTCAATCACCTTAATGACATCTGCTCTTTGAACGCTGGCAACATTTGGAAATGTTTCTGCTAATGCGTTTAAAAATGTTTCTTTATCATAGTTCATAATATATTTACCTCTCTTTTTTATTAACTATACCACATATGATACAGTCAAATGCAAAAAATGTCAAGCATTTTATGCAACTTTTTCTATAAATCTATTTACAAAAACTCTTGTTTTGTTTTTGTTGCCTTGGAACTTTTTAAATCCTCTTAACAAATCACCTTTCTTGTTGGACTTAACTTCTAATTCATCTTCACTAACTTGAATGTTCTTACCATTTTTAATTATGAACTTACTATCATATTGTTCAAAGTCTGTTAATTCAACAAAACCATTTCTTAACCAGTCCTTTTTCCAAGCTACCTGAAATTCTTTTTCGCCTTTGCTCCAGCCATACTTTTCAGTAAACTCTCTTTCAACATCATACTTACCAAACCTACCTATGTGAAAGTTGATAAGTCTAGAATCAGTTTCTTGTTTAAACCATTTCTTAACTAACTCATATTGAATAGCTTTATCTCTAGTATAATATTTCTCACCCTTGTGAATAATAGTTTTACCTTTTTTCTGTATCGCAAATCCATTATAATTTCTGCTATCAAAATATTTATCTTTACCACATTCTACTCTTAATTCGCTTGTAGGACCTCCGTCGGTTAGCAGTATTGTGTTCATTACTTCGACCTTGTGTTGTTGTCTAAACTTTCTAACAAGTTCAGTAGCAATGACCATAGTCTCAACTAGGGGGGTTCCGCCTAGTCTAAATTGTGTAGGTAAGTCATAACCATTACAACATAACTCTGTAGCTTTAGGATTATATCTATGCTCATAATAACTATCGCGGTTGCTATATGATGCTCCTACCATTAATAATGTTTTGAACATCTCATTATATTTTCCTTGATTTAAGTTTGAACTAAGTAAATGATTAATTTTTATATCATCTTCTCTAATCATTAATTGATTTAATTTTCTACCGCCCTGTGCCTCTTCCAAGAGTCTTAAATGTTTTTCATATGAAAATTCCTCGTCATCTCGGTATCTTCTGCTTTGGCCTGTAGTAAATGAATAAACATCAAATGGTATGCCTACTTTCTTACAAAATTGTGCTTGTATTAAAACTTGTTCTAAGGTCGCTGCTATATCATTTTGCATAGAACCTGAAAAGTCAATTATAAAAACCATACCATGATTTTTGCCTTTAGGAACAATTGTGTTTGAAAGAAATACATCTTCAGTTAATCTTGTAGCCCAAAGTTTATCAACATCTAACTCGCCTGTTTTAGAAGTTCTAGCTTTCTTTAATTGTGATGCCTGTCTTCTAAGTTCAAATTGTTGAACAAGTGCTGAAATATATGCCTTGTTTTTGTTTTCAAATCTTTTGAATAAAATTTGTTTTGCTTTTTCTATAGGAACAATATGTTCTGCCAACGACTCATCTATTCTTACGAACATATTAGAGCTCCATTTCATATCTAAAAGCTCATTAATTGAAGTTACAAAATAATCTAAATCTAATTTTGTTGGCATTGTTACATACTTCGGAGGAAGTGCGTCCTTATCAATAATTTTATCTTCATTATTTCTAAAGTTTTGGTCAGTAATTGAAACAGGCTCTTCCTCTCCGCCTTGCATACCACCACCAGATGTAGGATATGATTCGTCTTGTTCTTCCTGCTCTTCTTGTTCCTCATCTGAATCTTGTGATTGCCCACTACCATTATCCTCTTCCTCGTCTTCGTCATCTTCAGGTATGCTAGTAAAGTAATCATCGAAGTCTGGATTTTCTTCTTCCTCTTCTTTGTCCTGTTCTTCAGGTTGTTTCATTGTTTGTTGAATTATTTTTTCTAAGGCTTCTTTTTCGCCTTCATCATTTGATGCTCTATCAAATAAATCTTTACATACATCAACAACTTCGTCCCAAGTTTCTACAACATCAATTTTATTTAAGAATTCTTTTTCCTCATCTGTGAATTGAATAGCTAGCATTGAACCTACTTTGTAATGTAGATTAATTCTATCGATTAGTGGGAGTGCATTAACATCTCTGTCTTTAACACCAAAGAAGTCTTTATCAAATAATTCCTGATAACCTTTATAAAAGTTTTTAACAATGCCTGGGAATTTGTTTTTGACCTTTCTTTCAATACGAGCATCTTCAACAACATTAAGATATGTCTTAAAGTTTTTGCCGTAATCTAGATTTGTATGCCAACCTTTTTCTGGAGTGAATAAAGCGTGACCAACTTCGTGACCTAGGAACATATCATATAGGTCATTTGACATTTCCTTCCAAACCGGAAGAACTATTGTTCTAGTGTCTAATTCAAAGTAAGCAGTTGCTGTTTTTCTGTGTTCAACCGTTACATTTTCTGATGCTAATAGTTTTGCTAATGTGTTTTTATTTTGTTTCATGTGTATATGATACAAAGAAACTTAATAAATGTCAAGCACTTTCTGAAAAGAATTGCCTATTTTTTAGATGTTCCTCGGCTATCGCATCTTTACTTTGACCAAAGTATTCAACCGCATGATGTTTCATAACCATTTCTTTATTTACATTAACGTCTACTTCAAACTTAGGATGTCCTTCGTTTTCCTTTACAATAAATTCGCCTAGGATTCTTCCAAACTTTCCTTTACTATCTAATCTTGTTTTTAAAACTGCCCCTTCTGAAAGTCTATCCTTTAAAAAGTTCTTAGCCATAAGACCATACTTCTTTTCTTCTAAATCTCTTGTTCTACTTTCTGGAGTATCAATTCCGTAAAGTCTTACTCTTTGTTTTCTGAGCCAAACGCCAAACCCTAAGTCGATATCTACATCAACGGTATCGCCGTCAACTACCTTAACAATGTTTACTCTATACTCATACATTTTTCTTTTTTCTTGTCCTACGTTTTGGTGCAGGTTTTGGTGCTTTTTCCTGCTCTTCTAATTCTTTTCTTTTATTAAGTCTTTTAATAACCTCATCAGACTCCATCCAGAAATCTTTACCATCTATAAGTTTTTCTATTTCTACTTCTGTTAGAAAGTTTTTATAAACTTGATTAATTAATTTTGTTCCCCAATTTTTTTCTAGTAAAACTTGTGCCTGCATCTCATGTTGTTTACCAAATGATGCACTAGAAAAGGTATGAAACATAAATGCTGAATGGTCAGACACTTCACATTGGTCTCCACATAAAAATAACATAGTAGCTGCCGATGCAACTAATCCTTCTGCTGATGTAATTACTCTTGCATTAGTTTCATTTAAGGCTCTCATAAATTGAACTGTGGTAAAAGCATTTCCGCCCCCACTATTCAAATGCAAATAGATAGCATCCATTTGTCCTGCCTGTCTCATAATTTGAAACCATTCTATATATTTGTCAGGAGTTTCAATTGGTCCTGATATATAAAAATGATGTATTGTTGCTACGCCCTGTTCTACGTAACCTTGTCTAGGTTTAAAGTTAGATGAGTCGTTCATAATATCTTGTTACCGCCTTAATTTTTTCAATCTGTTTATCAATAATGACCGTTCTATTTGGCCAATGTATCATTTCCTTTTCAGGGTCCTTTTTTAAATTAATTAAAAGCGGTAAAATCAAATCTTCGACTTCCCTTAATTTTAAAGCTACATCTTGCTCTACTAAAGCTCGATGCTCATTAATTAAACCAGAATTATCTGCAGACAAAATTCTGTTTTCTAAATCATATAATTTTTCTAATATTTCTTTTGAACTACTATCATCAGTAACCTGTTGAACAGGTGCTCCTGCTGGTTCCTCATCAACAATAGTAAATCCAAAATCAAAATCCTCAGCCATTTGATTGCTCCTGGTGTTCCTGTTGTTCCTGTTGTGCCAGCATTTCTAAAACTTCTGGTGGGAGTTTAGTAACTTGCTCAACAAGTCTTTTGTTTGCTTTTGCCTTTTTATTATATGCTTTTAGAGCTCTTTCCAATTTAAGTCTTGAAGCTCTCATTGTATAATTGTAACCCAGCATATGGTCATACTCATGCAATGCAACTCTAGCTGCTAAGTCTACATATTTTTCTATACATTCTTTGCCTTCAACATCTTGATATTTAAATGTTGCTTCTGCAGGCCTTGTGATGTTTAAAAATATGCCAGGTAAACTTAAACATCCTTCCTTTGCTACATTAGTTTCCTTAGAACAATCTATTAGTTCTGGATTAATAATGTATCTTTTTAATGCCTCTCCATCTCCCATAACAAATACTTTCATATCTAATCCAACTTGATTAGCAGAAAGTCCTATGCCTCCAAATTCTTTTTGTTTTTCAAATAAGGCATCACAAATTTTTTGTGCGTCATACTTTTCAAAATCAAACTTTTTTGGTTTGGTTCTTAAAAGAGGTTCGTTGAAATCAATCAACTGAAGATTATCTAAGTTTAAGTCTTCCATAATATATTTATAACTTGAAATGCCCTAGGACATATTGCCTAATACCATTTCCTTTAGTTCAGTAAATCCTCCAATTGGTTTTTCATCTACTGTAATTTGTGGAAATGTTCTGGCTGTAGGAAATTTTTCTGCAAACTCCTCAAAGGTATAGTCTTCATCTAACATTCCATACTCAAAATCTAAACCTTCTCGTTCACACAATCCCTTTGCTTGAACACAAAAAGAACAATTTTCTTTTCCATATATTTTTATCATTTTCTTTCCTTTATTAAATATTCTATCCCAATTATCGGCATAAAGTTTTTCATTAGAGTTCCTTCTTTTAGAACCTTTGCCCCCGTGCCATTGGCTCATTTAGCGATAACCGAATAGTTTTGTTTCTTTTCAAACTTAATAACTGACCTGAACTTATCAAATAATAAGTCTCCCTTATGTGAGATAACAAAAACATTTGCATCATCACCTATAGTATTAAGCAAGGTCATGACATAATCTGTTCCATTGTTATCCAAACTGCTGTCAAATATTTCATCTAAAATTAGTAAGTTAGTGGCAGCACTATTTTTCATTTTAGCTATTGTTCTCCATGTAAACAATAATGCTAAATCAATTCTTTGT